TTTTTTAGCCACTAATCCTGATACTTTTGCCCATACTGCTTTTGCAAAAGATACAGCTGTGTCAACGATTAGTGTTGCTTTTTGTGGATGTTTTGCACCCAAATGCGCGCCTACTAAAAATACAATAATGCATGTTAACATATGTTTCTCCTTTATTAACAGCTGAACTTATATTGCTATGGGGTTCAGCAAGGCCCATATTTAGATATATTTACTAGTTTTATTTAACTGACTGCCAGGAGTCTTTTCATGGATCCTTTGTAATACTTCTTTAAACCCGTTGTCAGCTTTACGTACACCTAATCTGACTGGATCTATGAGTGCATTCATACCTAACATTGATTCAATATTAGGGTTATCTTTAAGATATTCTTCTTTAGCGGAGATACTCATGAACTTCTCAAATACCTCACCAGTATCCTTGTTTCTAAAATCATACAATGGCATAATCTTCTCCTATTGTTTTATTTATAAACTCAGGGACTGGCCTTTTCTTCCAAGAGAACATTCTTTGCTTCTCACCTAAATAATAGTTACGATATGACTGTACACCATCACCAGGGACCTTATATTGATCTGGCATGGCTGGAGTTGGGTCTGTAAACCTATCTACGCGTATGTTATTAGGTCGTTGTTTTAATGCTGCTACAAGACCTGATGATTCACACTTGTGGACCTTACCATATCGATACGTATATTCCTTGCATAATTCATTTAGTAATACCCATAGCCACATGTAGTTTTCAGATGCACTCCTACACCATACTGCAGATGGATGGTTAACGTGTGTAGCGCTGTATAGTACTTCATTGCGATCGTCTGATAATACCCATCGTTTGACGTTACGACCAGTTGCAGTCTTACCCATGATTTGGTCGCCGTCAAGCATACGATGAGCAGTAGATAATAGCTGACAAGACTCGAGTATCATCTTGACGCAGTGCTTATCGACATGCATCTGAGCTGCTACTTGTGGGTCTTTATGTAAGTAAAATATATTCATTAGAATTTAATATAACTCATTCGTTTAGAGTTTGTAGCTTTAACCAAATTAATATCTTTTTTATAAGACTTCAACATAGAAACGACTTGATTAGTCATTTGTATATTAACTTGATTAGTGTCAGTATACGTTATAGCGTGAAAGTGTAATATACCATCTATTTTTTTAGCTCCTAGTGCAACCATAGCACACGCACTCATACAAAATGATCCTTCTTTAACTATCCATGTCACATTGCCATGATTGTGAATAGCGTCGGCAGTTTTTACTATATCATTAGCATATCCACCAAAAGATTCTGCATATATTATAGTGGGCTTATTTTGAGTACTATTTAATGCGATCTTTATTTTTTCATAACTATCTTTATCAAAATTTCCATCTATTATGATAACATAAGTCCCCTCATATTGCAGGGGACCCATGACACGAAACTTATTTGGATCAATATAATCATCGCTGTCTATAGCATAAGCTGATGTTGATAATAATAAACCTATTAATAATTTTTTCATATTAACTACGAGCTTTATATTCCATCCATACCATCCAAGCAAATATTGCAATGATGAGGACTGGTACAGTAATTGTCGGATAGTTTTGTAATCCCAATAATACGCCGTATAATGCGAATAACAATACTGCTAAGAATCCAGATACTGATTTGATTGATTGTAATAAGATTGATTTATTCATAATTTTTCCTTTTCATCAAGTTCAATTTTAGAAGCTTCGACTATCTCCACGCATTCAAACCCTTCATCGTCGTAATACTTTACTTTAAACTTCCAATCCTGGAGAGGCTGAAAGTCTATTACTTTTGCTTTATATTGTTGGAGTTTCGAGTTTTGGGTTAAAACGTACATGATCTAATAGCCACCTTTTTATTTTCAATGCACCTTTGTCTTGTAGTGCGTAGGCTTCAATTTCCCACGGTTGTTTGCGATAGATATATCTATGTTTATCGTCCTCATACGTCAAGTATTTAATCTTAACGTTGTACTTCAACTGGCCAGATATAAATTGCCTGGCATGGACAAGCTCATGAGCTATCGTCTTGCATAAGCTTGAAGTATTCTTTGCGTTGAGCTCGATGATTATGTCATCATCATACTCTTGATCCGTTGTACCTAAAGTCTCTTCACATTTAAAGTTCTTAAAGAGGAATGTATACTTTACATCTTTTGATTTTTTAGGATATTTTTTGGATATGTCTTTGATAAGGGTCTTTTCTGCTGCTATACATTGCTTGACATATGTTGTTAACCTGCGTGCCGATAGTCTCTCTACTGCCGGTGTGCAGTAAACCGAGATCTTGTCAGACCTATAAAGTAAAATTTGCCTTATCATACTATATAGTATACCATAATCCTTAATTAAAGTAAATGATAACATAACTTATTGATTATAAAGACAATTTACAACACACCTGGACTCATATTCTATCCAGCATATAGCTTACTATATATTTATGTAAAACTATGCTCCAGGCTGCTCGGGTGCGATGAACCCAGCCTCTTCAACCAACTTACGGGTGATTTTCTTATACTTCTTATGTAGCTTTTGATCCTTAACAGCTATGATAAGTTCAGCCTCAGATGGGTGCACAGACTCTAATAATGATATGAATAATGCCTCACGCTTAATAGGCTTTAAGTCTTTTCTAAGGAATACGTAGAATCGTCTAAGCTCTTGAGTAAGGATAGCTGGACTCATGCCAATAGGAGCATCATCCTTTTTATAAGGAGGTTCATCCTCAGGTAGGATAAACTTCTTCTCAGACAAGAATGCATATTCAAATATGATCCTTAATGCTGAGTTGCCTCTGTACTTTGTTGCTAGTAGTTTAGGATCTGCATTGATCTCGTCAAGCATCTCTGGTAAAAATCTTACTGCCATTTTAAAACTCCTCAATCTCGTCCAATAATAGACGACATTTGTTTTTAATCAAATACTCCATTACAGAGTTCTTATCACCCTTAGGTTTAACGTTCTCATAATTATATATGATCAACTTAGCTAACTCTTCGGGTATGAAGTCGAAGTTAACTAACTGTTGGTTACGTTGATAGTTACGCTTCTCTTCATCGTTCTTACATGCTTCGATACCCTTCTCAAAGAATTCAGGCAAACGCTTAGCACTAAAAGGCTTTTGTCTGTCACCTGATACGAACACATCATCTTTTGATAGGATGTTTGGTATACCATCACCGCTATCACCCTTCACGATGTGCTGGATAGTATACTCTTGAATGTCCTTCTGAGATCCTTCTACAAACTTACGTTGCATAGGTGACCATTGACGGACGTTCTTATTACGTTGTAGCTGTATGAAGTCTTTATCAGAAGACACGATCAATACTTTTTGAGGGCTATAGAATAACCCTTCTTGTATTAGTTCATGTTCTTGTGAGAAATCTACAAGAGTGGCAATGATGTCATCAGCTTCAGCTCCCTCATTGATTAATACTTTATAAGGAAAGTAGTTGATGAGCTCTTCTCTTAACTCGGCAAGTGTATCGAATATAAAGCCCCAATCTAAATCAGACTTATCACGATTGGCTTTACGGTGTGCTTTATAATGAGGGAATATAGACTTACGCCAATAGTTACGACCATCACATGCTATGACGATCTCGCCATACTCTTTACCATACTTCTTCTTGTAAGACTTGATGGTTGACAGTGTCGTATGACGGATTAAGTTCTTTATCTCTTCAGGCGACTGACGTTTGATGTCGTTCTGAAAAGGTAAGATATTACTTAATGCTATTTGGCTATAATCTAATATGATCATTAAAATGCACCTAATAAAATTGTTTCTTCATTGATACGACCGTTTGGTACTGTTGGCTTAGTCGTTAAAGCCTTTGCTGCCGTGTTAAGGTTACGTTTACCTATAGATAAGTCTTTAAAGAACTTCTCAGGGTTTCGTAGGGTCCATGACCATGACTTAGCGATGCTATAATTGATGATCGTAGTACCTTTAACCGATAAGCTATCAGAGTCATCAGCTACGTATGCTACAAGTTTACGATACTTAATGTTGTATGCCCATAACTCTTTAGCGCCAACGATCTCTGCTGGGTTGATAGACTTAAGGTTCAATAGGTCATGCTTAAACATATACTTAAGTTTCTTAACGATCACTGCTGGCGGTTTTGCTTTAATCACTCTAGGTTTCTTGACAGTCACTTGATGTTGAGCGCAATCATCTACGATAGATTGGATTGCAGCCCTAAACTTCTTAAGTTCTGTACGGGTAAGGAACGAATAGCCTTCTACAAGCTGTTCATCTTTACCTTCAAGAGCTTCATCGATCTCATCAACGTTAAGCTTATAGTAATCACCAATACGTTTAGCAACCATACCCGATATATTATTAGCGAGTAGATGTGCTTTTGTATTGAAGTCCCATACCTTTGCTTGCATGAACTTATCGATAGCATAGTCAATGTCTTCAGATGCTGCACGAGCTGCATCTGCTACACGCTTATCTATAGGGATGACTGGTGCCTTAGGACGATCGTCTACTTCAATAGGGTTCTTATACTTCTCATAGATATTAAACAACTTAATTTGCATATCTGATTGGTGTATAGGAGAGATAAACCCACCATTTTCTAGTATCATACACAATGAACCAATGTTAATGAGTTCATAATCAGGTACGGTTTCATTTAAGACTTTATATATGTCTTTGAATGATACACCTCTAAATGATAGATCACCTTTCATGTCTTTAGATAAAGCTTTGACATATTTTCTAGCAGCATTAGCTCTTGTAGAGTTCTCAGCATTAGTGTTATAATAACCTAAAGCGACCATAAGAGTACTCTTGTAATCAGTCTCAGTTACTATAGGAGCTCCATCGCCTTTACCTCTTGCGAGAGCCTTTTCTTGCCATTCTTTGGTTGGTTTTTTAGTTTTCATATTGGCAATATATCATAATTAATAATTAATGTACAATTATTCTGCTTCTTGGTTAGTAACTGTTTGATAAATCGTTTCAAATTCATCGTTTAAAGCTACCTCTTCATTGAAGTTTTGTCTATGATAAGTATTAGCAAGCTTAGCTAATGTCTTTTTAGGGATCTTAAACTCGTCATAAAGGTTCTTAAGTACTTCTTTAACAAAGTCCTTCTCAGCCTCAACACGTGTCATAGAATCAGAGATCTCGTTAAGAGCGCCTTTGATTTTCTTTTTGTCTTCTTCTAATAATTGCATATTATCTCCATAATTAAAATGACGTGCCGGGGAGCCCGTGGGGTAGGACACGTTTGTTGCTTTGCTAATGAGTATTGTACCGCGTCGCCGCCTCCATCAAGTTCTCATTATATAAACTGGTGGGCCCACATGGACTCGAACCATGGACCAAAGGATTATGAGTCCTCTGCTCTAACCAACTGAGCTATAGGCCCCTTTTTAAAGTACACTAGGTCAAATAGAGGTCCTTAGTTTAACCCCTCTAATGTACTTTAAAAAAGACTCTCGGAACTACTGGTGCACCAGTAGCTGACCCATCGGAAGCAGCGCATCGCGGTGTCCGCATATATTTTATTGATTGGCTGAGAGTCCTATTCATTTTTCTTTGGCTTTAAATCTAGTCCACCATCACATTCAAATGATGAATTACATCGATATAAATGCCCAGTTTGTGTATTCATAACAATAATATCCCTAGTTACAGGATCGACATTAAACGTATATAAGCTATTATTACGGAATTCTGTAGCCGTAGTTTGATAACCCATTAAAGCTGCAGTAATTGCGGCTAATAATACTTCCATAGTTCCTATCTCGCTTTTTAATTAAAACTAAATATAGCATAACGTTTAAACCACCAATTAAACAATTGTGTTGGTATATAATTAATCGTTGTATCGTTATTACCGCATTTAGCTAAATAATTTTCAACTACTTTTATAAATTGTTTTTTAGTAAAGCTTTTACCACGAAACCTATTTACTATAAAATGATCTCGATGATTTATATAACCAGATGTATTTAATTTTTTAAGTACATCTACGTTTGGAACTATAGTATATTTCATAATGCTTGAACTGATATGATTGAGTCAAGTCTAAAAGATCTCCACCCTTGATTCTCAGTATCAAATACTCGTAAGACTTCTTTAGAGTATTCTTTATCTTCATTCTTTGGCTGATGCTCAGCGGGTATATTCGTTAACGTACAAAGCATCGTTCGCTCTGTGCCATCCTTTTTTGTAAATATTACTCTCGCATTGCCTGTGACCAATTGTTTGTAAACATGATCATAAAACTGTTCATCATTTAATATCATTACTCTTCTCCATAACCTGGACCCCATGAATGTGGATCCACTAAACTGTTTAAAAGTTCACGCTTTAAAAGTTCACGCTCTTCGGTGCTTGCATCCTCATCATCGATAGGATCTGGCACTTCATACATACGACCTTTTTTGATACCTTTTACATTTAACATGATGTCATTATACCCTTTTTTTGATTTATTGTACATATATTTTTACCATGAACTAGTGTAAAAGACTTCTTCGCCGTTGGCCAAAGCTTCTCGAGCTTTTTTGATAAACTCTAGATCAGCTGCTTTATCATCTTCGCTAAATCGTGTATCTTCACCAAAAAAGAAACCTTCAGTCTCAGGCAACTCATTGTTAAGGACTACTGACTCAATATAGTTGATGTCAGCCTCAGTAAGTTCCATCTCGATGCCGTTGAACTGGATAACTCGCTCATCTTTAAAGTCATCAGGATATTCGTCAAGCATCCACTGAGGGATAGGCTGACCCTTATCGTTCCACATGTCTTCTAAGAGTCCATGAAGTGCATTATGTTTTCTCCAGTATTGGAGATCATTTGCTTTTTCTTGTTT